GATGCCTTAAAAGTTTGAGTAACTCCTGCTTTTCTTGTTGAATCATATTTGATGGATGTCATTTCAAAAGACATTCTTGGTAATGTAATTGCAACTGGTTTGTTTAAATCTGGTTGTTGCTCAATTCTTGCCAAAAACTTTTGCATTGGCCCGTATGCCAATGGAACTCTAAGTTCATCATAAGGATCACCATCTTTATCTCGATGTTTAATGTATATTGCATTAAATACTGTTCCGAATGAAATAATAGTCTTTCTAATTATTTGATGATAATAATAAGTTCCTAACATTAATAATTACCAAATGGATTTGATTCTGAAAAATCAATGATGAGATCTGCTTCTCTTTCAATCTCATCATTTTGTTCATATTTATCTTGGAACTCTCCTTGAGATACATTTCTAACACTAAATCTGGCAGATGATGCGGATCCTACAATAATGTCTCCAGGAACAAAATCTCCATCAGTTGTTCCAACTTTAAGAATATTTTTAACTTGATTCCAAGTTTTAACTCTTGCAGTTGCTCCGGAAATTGAACCAGTAACAATTTCATTAGAAGAAAATGTTCCTATTCCCGTAATAATTGGGGGTGGGGATATTGTTACTATAGGATTCGTAGTGTATCCAATTCCTGCATCAGAAATTAATATTTGTGCAATACTTCCCGTAGTACTTATAGATACAATTCCTCGTGCAGTAACCGCTAATCCTACAGAAGGAGTGTTAAAAGTAACACTTGCCCCCACTGGATATCCACTTCCAAAATTTTGTATTTGTACAGTAGATATACCAGAATAATTATTTACAATTTCACAAGTTGCTACAGCTCCTGTACCATTTCCTCCGGTAATTGTAACTGTAGGTGTTACTAGATATCCAGCACCAGGATTTATTAATAAAATACTCTGTACTGAATGTACTCCACCCCTTTGTGTTGTGATTGCTACAGCAGTTGCATTTATTCCACCGGCCGGGGCTGATGAAATAGCAACATTTGGTACAGATGTGTAATCATATCCATCATTATTTAAAATAACTCTCCTAACATATCCTGATGCAGTAGTTGCAATTCCTGTAGCAGTTTGTCCAAATGCGAATAATTCGAGAGATGTCATATAACCCTGATTTATTAAGGTACTATCAATCTCTTCTACTGTTGTGTTCTCATTATCCCATCCACCAAGTTCATCTTCATATTCAAATAGTTCACACTTCAACTCATAAACATATGTTTTACCTAATTGATAGAATGGTTGCTCGTGCTCAACAAATTTAATTTCGAATAATCTTCTTCCTAGAGGGAAATAAACAATGTCACCTTCTCTTGGTCGAGAAGATAATACAATTTCATCATCATTCATTGTTTTTAAAAATGGTGAAATAAAATCTTCAAATCTTTCTTTTGAAATAATTAAGGTAAGTTCATCCTTTAAGTTCATCCCAAATTTTGTTAAAATATCTCCAGATCCACTATATCCCTCATAGTTTTGTACATAAGCTTCGAGTGCAAAATTATCATCAAATTTTGATGATGTTACTTCTCTTATAATTGTTTCTTTTCTTACAAATTTTCTTGGAATGTATGTAACTTCAACTCCATATATTTTTAATTGCTCATTTATGAGTTCTTGAATTAATCTTTGTTCATTTGCTGAACCTTGTAGAAAAAAGGGATTAAGTGCCATAATTAACCAATAAAGTCATAAGGTGGAAGTTCATACTCAAGTACCATTCTTTGCTTAATGTCTTCCAATTCTCTTTCGGCATCTTCATATAGTTCTCTACCATTCAATTCAATTCCACCAGGAAGTTTAACTCCTCTAAATTTGATTAAATTTTGTCCCCATTGCTTTTTAATTAATGCTGTAAGATACTTTTTAATAAAACTATCATTATAAACATTAGTAAATGTGTTAGGATCTAATATTCTATAACAGTCAATAACAATATATTGGTCTTTAGATTGCGATCCCCAATCAATATCTAAATATAATCTATTTTGTCTTTTATTAAATCTAATCTGTTTATCTGTGGTTAATAAAAAATCAATATCTTCTAGGTATGATTTGACCATAGCATATTGTAAAAGTTCAACTGAGTTAAAATAATATAAATCATTTAAAAACAGTTGATATTTAATACTAAACATTCCACCAGAAATGGAACTAGTATCAAATTTAAAGATTTTTTCAATACCTATAACTGAATCTGGTACTTGAATATAATTTGAAGTTTCGTAAAAGTTATATGATACAGTTCCAATACCAGTAATATTTGATGTTGCTGTAGTTGTAGTTACACCAACTCCATTAGTATTTCTACCTCTACCCCTATCAAGATCTGCTTGAGTAATTTTATACTTTAGATACATTCTTTCAACGCCATCAAAGTGCCTCTCCTGAAAGTACTGAAGGGCATCGTCAACTAAATCATCGATCTGATCATCATCAACGTTAATCTCCAATACAGGAGCACCTAGGCGCCTTAAACAATAGTCTATAAGTTGTTGCCTACTTGCTGGTTTTGCCATTAGTATTCTCCCCCATCTATTGTGCTTGACCAGGTAGTAATTCCAACATTATCTGTTGTAAGTATATAGTTGGTATAATTAATTGCACTGCTGGTAGAACCAGTAGAAACCATAAGACCGGTAGAATCAAAATATGCAACTCCCCCAGTATTATATTGTCCATAATAAAAAGCACTTGAAACAGTTGCAATTCCAGTTATATTTGCGTTTCTAGCAGTAAATTCATCAAATCTTAAATCATCTCTTATATAAAGATCACCATCAATATAAACATCATTTCTGAAAGTTGCTACTCCAACAAATGTTGATATACCACTAACATTAAGTTGTTGGGATGTTAAGTTTGTGGTACTAGTAATTCCAAGAGTAGTAATACCAGAAACATTTAATTGTGTAACTGATGCTATTCCACCAATTACATTAACGGAGGTTCCGGAATTTTCGGAAAATGCTGCTCCACCAGAAAGACTCGCAAGTACTTTAATTGCATTTTGTTGGCCAACTCTTACTTTTATGTCAGACATTATCGAGTAACTCCCTCCCTCACAAGAACCATCCCTTCAATTACTCTAGTCTTAACATCATATCCATCAGTTAGTATTACATCATATACATATCTTCCTGGTTTTATGGATTCTGTATCTTGTGAGGATAACTCCAAATATACACGACCTAAAGATGGTGGGTTAGTTATAGTAGTAGCAAAACTTACAGCAGTTGAACTACCTGACCATTTTCTAAATTGTGCGTTAACTTGATATCCAGTTAAATTTAATGGAGATTCTGAATCTGTACTTTGCAGATTGAAAGATTGTTTAAAGTCTGTACCAGAATTTATTACTAGATTAGTGACATATACTGCTGACATTTAACCAATTTCAACATCTACTTATTATTTATATCTACAGAGAAGCAAGAGTAGACACTACTTCTTGTTGTTTTAGGTATAATTTGCAGTATAATTTTGCAAATATTTTTAATTCATCTTCATTTAGTTGATCTATTACTCTAGCATGTTTTTCATATTCAAATAATTTATTAATACTTTCCAATTCAATATTATTTGGATCCATTTAATAACTCCTTAAGAATAGATTTAATTTCATCAATATCCTTCCTCATTTCACTCAATTCTCTTTTTTGAGAATCTCTGATAGATAATGAACTTAAATATTGATTATATGCAGTGGAATCACAATTTACAATTGCTCCTGACCATTCATCTCTGTATAGATTCTGATGCCCCTCTACTCTTATCATCTTACTGCAAGTGTTCTAAGTTCTTTGATTCTTGGTGGATATGCCTGATTAGTTCCAGACATTACAATTTTAATAGTATATCCGCTAAATAATCCCAAATTATCGGCAGTAAATTGATATTCTAGGAATTGATTATCAAGACTTGGTGATACAAAAGTATCTGGTAATCCACTATTTTTTGATGTATCTAAAACTTCATATCCGTCCTCAGTTGTATATGTCAAATTATCATATCCAGGGAATAATTCAAATGATTGATCAACTTCACTCGAATCTGGTCTAATTAAACTATAAAGAACTCTAAAATCAGCAGAAGAATGACGATATGCTGATAAAATAACTTTTAGTGTAGTAGATGGTTGTGCCAAGTTTACAGTATTTGAGACATATACTGCAGCATGTGGATCATTTAATATTGAATTAACTCTACCATCTGATGCATAATCTGAAATAGGATTATTTAAGCGACTAGAAATAAATTCAGTAAAAGCAGTATTTAAGTAAATAATTGGAGATAGATTACTATCCGAAGTATTGAGTGTTATTCCAGTAGTAAATGATTTATTTCTATCTAAATTATTAAGATATTCAGTTTCATTTTCTTTGGAGCATACAAGTCTCACGCTTCTCAGGGTATTTAATGCATTCAACTGAATTGGTTCAATTCTATTATCCAAGAATGAAGTCTCATTTCCGCTTACACTTGTTCCGGAAACTGTTCTAATGAAAGATGAAACAGATGTAGAAGATCCCGGAGTAATGAGATCATATGTCGGTACTATAGAACTATAAAGAATATTTTCACTTGCAAGGACTTTAGAACCTCCTAATGTTGATTCTGAAGTAAATTGCAGTTGGGGCATTCCTGCGGGGGATCCGTCAGCACTTCTATTTACTCCATTTGTGGTTCTATCAATTTCAATATAGTACCTATCCAATCCTATATTTACATCACTAATATCGTGAGTTTTATTAATTCTTCTTAAAGAAACACCATTTAATTCATACTTGTATACCACACTATTGATATCATGTGGAACTACAATTGTCGAATCAATTCCTCTTCCACTGGAAGCAATTGTTAAAGTTCCGTTTCCAACATCATTATATGCAATAATTTCATTCTCAATTTTTATATATCCAGGATTATTACCATTTACTCGAATTCCTTCAAAAATTGCAAAATTTGACGTATCTCCAATGCTAACAGTTGCTATTTCTTGTGAGGTTAATATTGTAGAAAGAGTAGTTGGTGCTGTGCTGGATCGAGCATCTCTAATAGAAAGTTTATTAGTATTTCCATACATTCCATGATTAAAATGATCAACTCTTATAAAGTTTCCGGAATATTGGTCTCCAGAACCTGAAGAACTTCTAATAAAAGTACTTGCAAGAGATACTAGTACGTTTGAATTATTGTAGTAACTCAATCCTGCACCAACAACAAACGATTCTTTCTGCCCCTGAACATTTGATAGATATAATGTATCGAGACTATTTCCAATTGTACTGATAGTAATTCTTGCATCCTTTCCAGTGTTTGATGAGACTGAAGAAGTTACAATACCAACTACATCACCAATAGCATATCCATTTCCCGGATTTACAGTTGATATTCCGGTAATTGCACCATTGGTTGCTGTGATACTCAATATAAGACCAGAACCACTTCCAGTAATATTATAAGTTGATACATTTGTATCAGTATTTGGATAATTACTTCCACCAGCGGTAAGTGCTACCGATGATACGGAACTTCCTGTTCCAACAATATATCCATAAACGTAAGGTTGTGATCCAACAATCTTTCTACCCTTAGATAAATCGGCAATCACTAATGCATTTGTTGTTGTAGTAATTCCAATAGTAAGTGTTTTTGGTAAAGTTGTTAATGGATTATTGCCCAATCTCTGAACGTATCCATTACTTTCATCCAATGTTGGATTGTAGAAAAATGCCGTTCCTGTGGATTGTGTAAATTTTGCCTTATAAAGTTTAAACTTAAGATCTTGATATTGATTTGCAGTCCATATGGAACCATTTTGAGATTTAAACAGACTACCCATAGAGAACTGTTTAGAATAAGTAACACTATCAGCTTCTGGAAGTGACTGTGTATTTACAGTCTTTTCACCCATAACCGCAGTCCAAAGTTCATATTGATCACTAGTTTCAGAAATAATTACGATAGCATACTCTCTTCCGGGCGGTAAATAAATTGGTTCATCAAAAGTAACTTTAGTTGCAGTTTCTCCATTATTAGAGACATTGACTTGATCTGGTCTTAATGTTACTGATTTTCCAATAACAATTCTTGTAGGTGTTCCCAGTTCAACAGTTCTTATTTCAACTTTTACTGTAGCATTACCACTATCCTTACTTGCGAAGAATAAATCAACCGCAGTTAAGAACGCACCATTTACATCATCATTTGAAGAATTTGGTGAAGGTGCCTCTACATTACCACCAACAACAAATGATTGTGCAAGTGGGTCAACAAACCTTTGTTCTGTAATTTCTGTGTGTGTATTTATTGTCGTAACTGATTGTGTTGTATTTGTTGTTAAGTTAGTTACTGTTTGTGTTGTTAAATTGCTTGTAGTTGCAGTAACAGTATTCTCCCATTGCTCAAGAGTTCCATCTGAATTATAATTTGTTTCTGCAGATGAAATTGAATTACTGCCAGGAAGACCTAGATCATTTGTTGAACTTGATGTCAATTTAAATGTCTTAGTTCCCGTATTAATTCTAACTGTTGGAGTTGGGTTTGCATTTGGATCTTTTAAATAGAATGCACCAATCAAATCTCCATAATTATCTGAGATTAATCTCAAATCCTTTACATAGGCAACTGCACGACTGGTCTGTCCAACCAGTCTCATACCTTTAATCAAATATCCGGAATATTTTCCCTGAGCTTCTTCTGATAGTGAAATTGTGTCAATATTCAAAATTTTTGATGATTGACTATATGTGGATGGTATGGATTCACCCTTAACATATGGATTCGTTGTATATGTTGTAGATGGTGAATTAAATGTCCCATACTTATGATTTGGAGTTGCAATTCTAAATGAAATTAAATTATTGCCATTAGATGTTCCAATCACAGTCTCGCCAACTGTAAATGATCCAGAAGCACCATAATTTGATAATGTAGAATCATTTGCTATCTCGACCAGTTTAGGAATAAAATCAACACCACTATTTCCATCGAGGAATTGATAAAATTGTGTTCCTGGTTTGAGATTGGATGCAGAGAATTGTGTATTCCTGGATCTCATAAACGTTTCATTGGATGATGATACTAAAATATTTCTAATAGTAGTATCCGTATTACTTGTTGTATCATAATCAATACTTTGTGTTGTATTGGATGTAGTACTAGTAGCAGTTGATGAAGATTCTGATGTAGAGATGCTGGATTCAGTCCAATTTCCTTGACCAAATATTTCAGGAAGACTAACTACACTAGTGCTTGTAGTTTGAATAGGAGTTAGTGTAACAAAGGCATTGCTTACTAGATTTCTTTCAAGTGCTCTTGTAGAATTGAGTGTTATACTGACATTTTTATCAGGAAGTTGAACAGTTCTTACCCAAGTATCAATTTCTGGACTTAATTTGAGATCTCCACTATAAACAATAACATTGAATGGGTTCACATTTTCAACTGTTGTGGCAAATGCTTGCTCTATCCATCCAATAGATTCATATTTTAAAGTTACAGCATTTCCTGTTTTTTGTACATTTGGATCTAATAATTCAAAGTTTTCCGATAAATCCAAATCTTCATCAATATCTGCTGTTGCTGGTGCAATTTGAGATTTGAGTGAATTTCTACTAGTAATTGGTGTCAGTTCATTTGCTGCAGTATTGACTCTGATATTTGATAATTGTTTGTTGATCAATGCATAATTTTTAAAGTCGTCAACAAAAAATCCACTCTTAAATCTATTTCTGCCTTCAGAATCTTGAATTTGAAGAGTTTGTGTGTTAATTTCAAGTAATGATAATGAAGTAACTCTTTCTAAATTTTGAACTCTATCCTCAATTAATCCAATATCTCTCATTGTATATCTTCTATTATCTACCAACGAGATAATAGCATCTGATGGATTATAAAGATATGGTGGCAACTTGATGGTTGCAATTTCCATTACAGCATCATTTTTATTTGGTTCCTTAGGATCTTTTGATGATATTCCTTTTTCAAGAATAAATTTACCAAATTTATCGAGATATAATTTATCAATTCTTGGTAGATAATTATTATATCCTACTAACGAACTTTCATTTGGTGAAAGAATTAATTTTGGTTCGATAGTAAAGTTTCTTGAAGAAAAATCAAATGGTGATGAACTAGATCCAGAAAATACTGGTACTCTTGGTCTAAAATCTAAAGTATCTGAAGCTCTTACAGATCTTGGACCAATGGTTGGAATATCAGTTGCAAATCTATCCCTATCAGAATAACTTAATACTGTAAATACATCACCATTATCATTGGATGGTACAGAATAGTAATCAAATACTATTAATAATTTTTTAGAAGGTTCTATCTCACCCTTATTCCTAACAATTCTTGAATAATCATAATATTGATCTTTTTGTCCCTTATCCAAACTATATGAATTTGTTATATCCTTGTACTTACCTAAAGTAATCGATTGAATATCTGTAGTTATATTTGAATCATTAAATTTGACAGTTTCTCCTACCACCAATCTTTCTGGATTTAAATATACGATACCCAAAACATTGGGATTAGAAATTGATTTTGCTACTACTCTTGCAATTGCTTTACTAGTATTTCCTAATATATTTTCACCAATAATTGCATTTGTCGATACATTAGCACTAGATGCAAATTGAACTTCATCTAATGTAGGTTCCGATGAATCAAATGACTCATATACCGATATTACTTTTACTACATCTGGATAATTTAGTGATATCTCTTCATCTTGAACTCTCAATCCGTAATATTGATTATATGTAAGTCCATCACCAATTGAAGAACTAATCCCACTTCCAGATTGTGAATATTTTGATAGTGATACTGATAGTGTTTTACTTCTATTATACTCTTTTATTTTGCTCCGAATTCCATTTTTAATTAAAGTTGTATTTACCGCAATATTACTCTGACCAGCAGTTAATCCACTAATAGTTACAGTATTGCCACTAAGGGAAAATTGATCTGAAGTTATTGTTCCAATTCCACCTCCAGAATAATGGACAGAATATCTTTCCTGATCAAATGTGGTAAAAAATGCACTAGTAATTCCAGTAATTTGAGATAAATTGAAACTTAATACACCTGAACCATCTGTAGTTTCTCCTGTTATTTGTTCAGAAACCGTCAATAATGAATCTGAAAGATTTACTGAAGAAATATTGGAATCTGGAAGTTGTGCATATAGATATCCAGCACCTTCATTTCTTATAATTGGCGCCCCTAAACTAATATTATAAGTTCCATTTGTAACTGTTCCTGAATAAACACCAGAAACAGCTGCTCCAGCCGTGGCAACAGTTAATGTTAATCCATTGGCAGCGACATTAGTTACTCTATTAAATGTTTCATCACCAGTAGTAGTTTGATATCTAATAATTGATCCAACCTTTACTCCAGTAAATACCTTTCCGGGACTTGTTACTGTATTTCCACCACTAATAGTTGCATTAACTACTCCATTTGGAAATCTAAATCTCTCAAGTAAACAATCTGCATTAAAATTGACTGAAAGTCCAGATACAGTAGTGCTCTGATATATTGATTTAATATCTTCAGTAGAATATGACGTTATAGTTTTAATGGATCTTGAAAAATCAATACCATTAATAATCAATTGTTCTCCAACTGAAAATGTTCCTGAAGTTTGACTTAAATTGATTGTATCGGATCCTCCACCAGCAGCAACTGCATATCCACTAGCACCACTACTCTTACCCTTTACAAATGATGTTGCAGGCAATTCTGAACTTGAAATCGAAGAATTTAAAACTAATGTTGTATATGTTTGAATATCATAAAGATAAAGATCCCAGTTAGTTGCTGCATTAGTATAAGCAGCATCTGTTAAACTAAAATTATATACTCTAGCAGCACCTATTGTAGTACCTACTCCTGCAAATCTATTGTTTAATTCTACTGGATACCTTTTTCTTGGTGTACCAGATACGTTATTAACTCTTATAATATTTCCCATTTCAAATGGAATATTGACATTATCTACAGATTGAGTATCCCTTGGTTTTTGAACATCGATAATAGTTGTTGAGGTTTTTTCTACATCATATCCCCTTACATAAGCCTTTCCTGGAGATATTTTTACACACATCAAATCATCTGAAGGAGTATTTTTCTCTTGAGTTGTTTCAGTATTAAAAAATAATCCATTATTGCCCAATCTATCATTCAATGAATTGTGTATTGATGAATTAAATTGAGTTACTGCATAATCACCAGATTCATCATAAGTTCTTTCTGCCAAATAATCACGAATTATATTATATTGAGTTTTAGTTTCAATCTTTTTAATTTTTCCATTTTCAACTCTTAACAATTCAACAAAATCTGTATCATTAGTGTCGGATAATAATTTTTTAGTTAATGTTAAATTGAGTTTAAATCTATCTGCACCAGGTGCAGCATAATTTGTAAATCCCTTTGCATTATCAAATAATGAATTGTCATCTTTTGCATTAATAATTAATTCACCAATATTCAATCCAACTCTATATGATGGAGTATTGGTATAATTGTCAAGAATTATGGTTTGTTTAGATACTTTTGTAAAATAACCTCTAATGAAGTAAACACCATCCCCAATCGATGCTGCAGATCCTATTGAAGTTGCATTTAAAGAAATCAATGAAGTAAAGGGAGTTCCCGCATTGATTGTGGTATTTCCATAAGTTATATTTTCTGAGGCAATTAATGATTCTCCATTCTCAAATGGATTGAATTTAAAATTGCTATCAGAATCTAAGTATTTTACATATATTGTTAAATATTCTACATTGATATTATCAGGAAGAGCAACATATTGAATTATTGCAGTTGTTCCTGATATTTGTCCGATTATCTTTTTACCGATAAATTTTTCAATATAATTTGAAATATTGACGCCAAAATTAGTCGGATTGAGTTTTACTGCATAGAATTGTCCATCATATGCAATGTTGCCGGGGATCACCATTGATCCCTCTTTAAATATATGACTACCGAATGATTCTATTTGATTTTGTAGAATTGACTGTAAAGTAGTTAATTCCCTTGCTTGAATAGGACGCCCTGGATTAAATAAGACTTTATAAAAATTCTTTTCAGAATCAAAATCATCATAATATGGACTAATGTTTAAATTTGTTTTTTGTGCCATTTTGGTTAGAATTCCAGAATAATTTTAACGTCTTCTTTTTGTCTAATATCTCTTTGTACTAGGGGCCTATTATCAATATAAATTATATCTCCCGTCTTTTTATTTATCTCCGGATTTGAAAGACCTGCTGTAAAAGTCGCTTCCAAATTTACAACTTTACTTCCAATTGTAATTTTATTGTCATTGAAAGATTGATCAATAGACCCGGTAAATGGTGTTATACTACTTGCAGAGGACTCAAAATCATATACCTTAGAATTTTCAGTAACAGTATTATAATCAACTTGATTTTCAGAATTACCAAAATACAAAGATCGATCTCTAAAATATTTTAATACTTTTGTTTCACTGTCATATGATGCTACATATCCTTTTGCAATTTTTCCATCTGCTCTTGTTTGTGTTATTTCTTCTCCAATAACTGGAGTTCCAGTAAAACCTGAGCTTAATTTTATTGCATAAAGTGATGAATATTGATTTCCCGTAAAAATGGTATCGGAACTAAATGTTGTTGGATTTCTTATAATTCCAACCTGAGAAAAATAAGTATCTGTTGGAAAATCTTTAGTTGAATCGTCAAATCTTGCATATATCAATACTTTATCAGTACCTAATTCAGAATAAATATCATATCCATGCCCTTTAGATGGTGGAATAATTGGTATCAATCTTGCTGGATTTGGAAGACTTCCCGATGGCTGAAGACTTCCCAAATCAACAATGCCGTAAGTATATCCACTGCCGCCAGCAGTAACAATAGCAGAAGTTATTACTCCACCTGTAGTGGTAACTGATACTTTTCCACCATTACCATCACCAATAATATCGACAGAAAAAGTTCCCGATCTATAATTTGCTCCTCCATCTGCAATATATACTTTCTTAATTTGATTAAAGTTTATACTAGAATTCCCCGATTCTCTAACAGAAATAATTTGAGAATTTGTTGATGTTTCCCAATCATTTGGAACTACAACATATTCAGTAGAATCAAACTTTATAATATCACTTGGAGATACTGAAAATAGATATTTCCAAATATACTCATCCCCGCTTACTCCTGCTGCAGATGGTTCCAAGTCTGTAAATGTGGGTTCATCCTGTGATTTATTTCCTTTTGGAATTTGTCCAGAAGAACCGTTGTCAATACAAATATAAACTCTATAATCACTATTAATTACATAATAATTTGAATCGTATAATCTACTTGAGTTTGAATTTGGTGCTTGATTTGAAATACTATAATCATGCCTATACATATCATAAGAAGTATTGGCAGTCCAAGTAACTTTTCTTATAAGTCTTCTGATATTACTACTTGTAATTTTTTTACCAAATAGAGCAGTATCTCTATAATGTCCGGAGTAATCAATATTGTCAGTTGGACTTGGTATATTAGAATTCCAATTATCAGTTCTCCCAAATCCAATTGATGCTGGTGCTGGATTAACTAGACCCAAAAAAACATAATGTGAATTATTACCAGACACTACGGAATCTATGAAATTGCTTGCATTCACTATTCTAAATTGGTCTGTTACAACTGCTGCCATATTAATAGTTTTTTTTATATTTATAATAGTTTGGAGAGTGCTCCAGTATTCCTTATGCCAGTATTTCTTCTCTGAATTGTTGGGAATGTTGATAGTCCAACATCTATAGTATTTCCAGAAACTCCTATTGAAATTGGAGAACTTGACCTTGATCCAACACTCAACTTGCCCCAAGAGAATTTTCCTACTGCATTTGAGATGCTACCAGTAGATGCAAGTCCGACCACAGATGTATTTGATTTTATGTTGCAGGTAATAATTCCAGTAGTACCAGTTGAAGAAATCTGGTGGACATAATAAATGTTATCCAAGAATGTGGAACCAATTCCAACTATGGATGAATCGGAACTGTCAATAGAAGTTACTCCCCTTCCAACACGAGTATCAAAAATATAAATTGGATATCCAACTTGTAACTGATTATATAATCCTAATGAAGGTGCTTCTATATGGAATTTAAGTGCTAATCGATTTCCACCACTACCAGTTGTAGTTGTAATTCCTGTAATAATTCCAGAAAATCCATTGACTAAAGTAATATTGGAAATATTTTCATATGTTGGATCTGGAAGTGGAACAATAACTCTTGGTGGATTTGAGGAAGTGTATCCAAAACCAGGATTTATTATTGACACCACTCCAGTTAATGATCCATTAGAAATGGATGCAGTTGCGGTTGCAGTGGTAACTTCTGGAGAAGAAAATGAGACTTTGGGGGAAAAACTATATCCATATCCTGGATTTGTGATTGTAACAGAAGTTACAATACCACCAGTTATATTTGCTGTTCCTGTTGCAATGGTTCCAATTCCAACTCCAATGACTCCAGGACTTTCAAATCTAGCAGTTGGTGGTGAATTATATTGATATCCACCATAAGTAATAATAACATCTGTAACAATACCAGAAGATCCTGTAATCGCATATCCAATAGCGAACTTACTTGCAGCAGCAGCAATTTTAACATTAATTGATGAACCAGTATATCCACTTCCAGGATTGGTAATTGATAGTGACTGAATGGTTCCAGCTGCAGAAACTATTGCAGTAATAGCAGCAGATACTGGATCTGGATTTCCAGAAAAAATTAATGCATCAAACTTTGTACTTACATCATATTTAAACCAATTAATAGTTTGTCCAATTCCTGGGCCATAATCGATAAAGATTTCATTAGAAGTAGTAGAAAAATCTTTAATAATCTTTGCAGTTGGATATACTAAAGATTCGATAGAATCTCTGGTTTTATAAACATCCTCACCATTAATTTTTCTATCAACTTTTTGCTTAATCCAACTTAATGGTCTATTATTTTGAGTGTCTACTCCTTGGTCAGAATATAAATTAGTTTCAAACTTATCCGAGGATGATAAATCAAATATCGTTCTCTTATTTTGCGAAATTGTTCCAGGAATACTATTATTTTTAAGCACTTGTACAGAATCTCCTCTTTTTAGAGTTTCGTTAATGTCTGTAATCAATGTACTATCATCACCTGCAGTTCCTCTATAAAAGAATATTGCAACATTATCTTCTGGTTTTGGTGCCGTCGTAAATACAAAGGATGTTCCACCATTAAACTCATATGCTACTTCAGGATCTTGAATTACGCCATTAATAACAATTAGTAATGCATTTGTAAGATTTACCTGAGAACCTTCTTGAATTTCAAAACTCAATAAATCATTATTATAATATAATGGGAACCTAGTCCTAACTCCATCTTGATAATTTTGAATTGAATCAATATAATCAAATTCTCCAAATTGCCATGCAGCAAAGGAATCTGTAAATGTATTAAGAACAGTTAATTTAAATTCTGATAATGGAGATACTAATCTTAAATCAGTAACTAAACCAACTGGTTTAAATACGTCTCCACGTTGAAAATTGTATCCCTGTCTAGAAATATTAAATCTAGTTACTTCATAATATGTTGAACCTATTCCGGTAGTCGAACTTGCTCCAACTTCAACATTTAAAAGTAATCCTATTCCAGTAGATGTTGTTGTACCAATACCTAACCTGGATATACCAGTCACTCTAAGATTCTCATAAGAAGGTTCTGAGACAAATATTTTTGGATTTATATATCCAGTTCCACCACCGATAATATTGAATGATAAGGTTCCTCCTGCACCAACAGATGCTGTTATAGTTGCTGCTGCTCCAGTATGTCCACTTTGATATACTGATACTCCAATAGAAACGATGCCATTATATCCAGATCCACGATTATCCGTAGTTCCTAGACCAACTGATACAATGCTACCACCTGCTCCCACTACAGCAGTTACTGCTGCTCCAACAAGAGGTGCATATCCCAATCCAGTAGATGACCCTAAGGAAATAATTATTCCACCTCTAGGAGTTTGATTTTGATTAACATCAAATTGAGAAGTAAAGATATCTAAAGTATTTGCTGATGTAATACCAGAAAATACTACACTACTTATTCCTGCAATAGAATTTTCAATAATTCTAAAGTTATTTCCTGGATTATTATTGGTTGTTGGTGTTTGAAAAACACTGTTTATGAATAAAATACCATTTCCACCAGTAGAACCTAATCCAACAGTATTTGCGCCACCAACAGTTAATGTGAAGGTTCTACCAATACCAGTAAATTGATCGGATATATCATCATATATTTGATTGGTTGTATAATTATTTCTTAAGAATACTCTACCAGTGAAATCGGATGTTTCAAATCTTAAATTACTAGAGTCTCTTTCTATTTGTGGATTTCCTCTTGGGGATTTGGTAAAGAAAATGCTATTATCAACAATATTATAGGAACCTTTATAAATTCTTGCTTGTGTAGAGTCCGTGTGAGATGATGCTGATGATCCTACAAATCCCCTAACAACTTCTACCAAAGATATTGTCCCACTATTTGTAATCGGTCCAATATTAGTTGTCCCTAAACCAACATTAATAATGTTCATATATTCATTATCAATTTTTAAAATATCTCTTGGAATTATTGTTGATATCCCACTTAAAGCAAATGTAGTTGATTCGGTACTAATTTGTCCACCATTTCCAGATAAAGTATGTGATATTGGAGTATATAACAGTGGATATTGAACTAAGTTATCAAGCGTAATAATTATTTTTTCATTTTTCTTCCGCATTTCAAGTTGATGTGCATTTCCTTCTCCAATGGAAGTGAATGTTACACCAATTCCGTTTTGAGCATTATTTTTAGTTGTTGCTAATTTAAACGTATCATTATCAATTTTAATTGCGAAAACTGTTGATGGTAAAATAGTTGACGGTCCAATCATCATTGAGCTTACACCGATTCCTAAGAATGTTGCTTTTGGTGTATATACAAGTTCCTCCAAGTTGCTAAAGAAATGATTTTCTATTGTAAATTTACCTGTAGATAGGTTTAATTGAGTGGAATTTGAGGGGTCAAACTTTTTTGCAAAAATTGGATAATTATTAGAATTTAAATCAAATTGAGTCCTATTAACTCTATCTCCATTAATTGCATTATAAAAACTAACTCTAACAGATTCTGATACACTTCCATATTTAAGACTTGGTGGAATATTTACATCATCTAGAATAGTGTATAAGCACTGATTAAATGATAAAATATCAATTTTAGATGTTATTAATGAATCTGGATAAAATTTTAATATAAAATTATTTCCGGAATATTCTCCACCAAAAGTTCCAATTCCTGTAGTACTTCCAACTGAAAGGAATGGTGATTGTTGAACATAAATGTTAGTCTTATCTTGCACCAACATAATTTGATGCAGGGAACTTGTTGATCCAAAACCAACTTTGACTAAAGATTTGACTGCATTAAAATTAAATTTGTTTAGTGATACTACTGTTGTTGATGCTGCAGAAACTGATGTTGAATAATTTGATTGATATATTGCAGTTCTTTCAAATTCATCTATCTGACCAGGTAATTTAAATCTATATGTTCCAACACCAACTGCTGTTGTACCAAATCCAACAATTTTTGATCTTATACTAATTTCATTGGGAGAATCATTTGTATAATTTAAAGACAATATTCCAGAAGAAATATTAATATCTGCACCAAATGAACCTATAAAATTTCCAGAATAATTATTAGTTTCGTAGTCGGAATCAAAATAATATTCCGAAATATAAATATCCGTACCAATACCAGTCAAATATAACTCAATAAAATTCATCTGATTTGTTTCAGAATCAGTAATTTGAATATTTGCATTTAAAGAACTAAATTTATTATAATTTACAGATATAATTGAAGTTGTTATTCCCGAGTTTGCAATTACATTCGAACCTGTTAGATTAATAAATCCAATACTATTTGTTCCAATACCAGGTAAATCCGAATTAAATTCATTATTAATTAATTTTAAGTTATAATCTGTATTATATGGATCAGTGGGTATAAATTGAAGATAAGTTTCATCGTATTCATTTGTAAATATTGAAAATGAACCAATCTCTTCTCCAGAAATCTGTGTAAGTCCTGTTCCAACATTAACTATACTTCCCTTTTGCATTAAGAAATTGTCGATTCCGTTATTTAATATAACTAATTCTGTCAATTGAATTTGGGAATTACTTGGATTAGAAACACTGAATAATAAACTATTATAGGATGATGAAGAATTCAAATTGAGAATATTTAAAAATTCACTTGGTTCTCCATCCAAATTAGAAAATTGTCTGCTTATATCGTCTACTTTTAAAACTACATTAGTTTTACATTCAGTATAATCTACTAATTTTTTATTTTTTAAATTTAAAAATTTAGAAGAATTTCCAACAATATCAACATCTTTTACTAAATCGAAATCATAAATCGTATCTACTCTATTTTCTTCAACTATGTCACAAATTATAGTTGTTGCATTTGAACTATTTAAAATTGTGGAATTTGTAGTGGATGTAATTCCAGTATCTGCAAAATTTTTTAATCCGCTAGTATGAAGTAAATTATTGACTGGAGTTCTTAGATTTTGATATGTGATGGGACTCTTTACTGTATACGATAAATTTTGATAGTAATCATTATCTGCAATTACTTGGTCATCTTCATCTAATTTTCCAATATTATCTACCCATCCAAGATCTTTTCTAACGAAATAATCAATATTAAATCTTCCAGAATTATCTTTAATTGAGTCTATAGTTGCTATATTACCAGATTCCTTACCATTTATTACTTCTTCAATAGATAAATCGTAAGATCCATTTACTTTAATAGATGTTTTATCATAATCAGTAATAATTAAATTCCTTTCAATATTATTGGAAATAATTGTTTCTCCAATAATAAATGGTGATAATTTTTGTACAACTTCAAATTCTGGGTAATTAGATTTTTTTATAATATTTGCGGATGAATCTTGAATTGTTTTTGCTATTCCAGTATTTGTTGTCAATCCAGCAACACTAAGATTAAGTACAACCTTAGCAAGAATACCCGAATCATTATATCCACTAACTGTAAAGAACTGATATCCATACTCTTCTGAATTAAATCCAGATCCAGAATTACCAATTTTTTGAATACCTTCTACAAATACTTTATCTCCAATATTAAATGGATTAGTTGAAAATCCAAGTACTGGTGTTGTTATAAAACATGTAAAAATTCCACTAGAAGAAGATTGTACTTGTTGGATGCTAATTCCGTTTGTATTATTAGTTGCAAATAATTGTACTGTTGTTTCTGGAAGACCTTTGGGTTCTTGCACTATATTTACTGAGGAAATAGAATTTCCATTTATTACTGCTTCTAATATTCCACTATCAATTCTTTCTCCAGTTGTAGTGTTTACAATTACAATTGATGGTGCATTAACATAATCTTTTCCACCATCAGTAACTCTAATAGCATCAATTGTATTTGAATTTTTAATTGTAATTGATGGTGATATGTATGCATTGGGTTGTAAAGTTTTATCCGAAGAATATTCAAATCCTTCATTAATAATTCTTACTTCTCTTGCATTTCCTATAGTTGATGATTTTGCAATAATATAAGCATCTTGACCGTCAATAGAATCAGATCCGGTAAATATTGGCAATTTCTTATACCCTACCCCACCAGAAATGATGTCAATTTTACCAATGGGACCTTTTGCAGATACAGAATTTGTAGTATATGATAAAGTATCACATTCATCTTGAGAATATGTTAGTTTTTCAGGAATTTTGTCCAAAGAAATGTTAAAAGTAGTAGATCCAATACTAGAAACATTATAGTTTGAACTATACACACTATCTGTAAACAATATTTGAGAATAATTATTTACTTCGACATCAGATGTTCCAACATATCCAGATTTTTCCAAATTATAGTACAATTGAGTTGGTAGAGTATTGTCATAATTGATGGTAAGTGTTGCATTAGTTGAAACTCCGACAGTTCCTACACCAGATAAATTGAATCTGGAAGTAGATGCAGTGGAAACAAATTCATTTTTAAATTCCTGGTCATAATAAATTTTAAATTTATATCCAGATAATGAAGAATCTGCCAATTTAAATACTAGATTATTATTTTTAATTGATTCAATTTTTGGATTTATTAATGAAATACTTTGATTTTTGCCTCCAGTAGATGCAATACTTACTGTAGTTGGAGGAATAGTATTAGCATCAATGTAAGTTTGTGAAAGTTTTATATTATTATCATCAACTTTATAAACATAATAAGAACCGGTTGATATCCCAGATGCAATTAAATCTGCAGAATATAAAATTTTATCTCCAGTCTTTAAATTGTGTGAGTTAATTGTAATTGTACTAGATGTTGTATTAATTCCAGTAGAATTAAATCCAATAGGATTAATTAAAATATTTCCAGTAGTTGTATCTCTCTTAACGTATATTGATGTTGACGTTCCAATTCCTACAGATAGATTTGGTTTAACATTTAAATTAATTAAGTCCCCATTAGTTAAATTATGTGCAGTAGAAACTGAAACTGTAGATTTAATTTTTTCAACTCTTCCAGTTAATTGTGAATATACACTTTCAAAGGAATATTCATCTGCATCACTACCATTTCCACGGAAGAATACTTCAGAGGAGTTTAGTGTAGTTTTAATTCCAATGACATTTTTATTCTTGTTAGTAACATATACATTTTGTGGCAAATCAAATTGACTTCCAGTTGGTGAAGTTGAGATTGAAATATTTAATCCATTGTTTTTATATACAATTTGCTGATTATTTGTAAATGGATGAGTTTCAATATAAATTCCTTGTGTTGGAATGTTTCTTGTAATTATAGAATCACCGAATTGTAAAGTTATATTATTTGTAATTCCTGCAGTAGTTCCGACACCAACAGATTCTTTTGGATTAAAGAATACTTTGTCATTGATCTTTGACTCAAAATAGTCAATATTTTGAGAAATTGTAAATGAATCTGGAATAAAGTTTATTTGTGTAGTTGCAGTATGAGATACTCCTGTGGATCCTCTCTTTACTTTAAGTATGTTAAGATTTCTGAATACTTCTAGTACTTGTAATGTTTCTGCTCCTATTCTAATACTGCTTCCAATAGATACAGATGCTGGAAGTTGTGTAACATATACTTCTGTTGTTAATCCTACGGTTAATGTAGAAGGAATATTCTTTAGAACATTAGAGTAATAGGAAGATACTCCTATTTGATAAGAATTATTTAATTTACTTAAACTAGTTGAGAGTCCAGAAACAACAACATAATCATTATTTGATAGATTATGATTTGGTAAGATAGAAACCTTTATTTCTCCACTATTATTCCAAGTAAAAATAGCATTATTATAAGTATCTACAGAAGTAGTTAATTTTACAATATCTTTTCCTTCTATAGATGAAACTTTTGCAATTAATCCTCCACCTTTTGTATTGTTACTATCAAAGTTTAAAACATCATTCACTTTATAATTTGAACCGGAATTAATAATATCAAAATCATTTACATATCCATCAGTTACAGATTCAATAATTGATTTTTGTCTCGTAATTTCATTAGTTTCAATTATAAAATCATTGCCTGCATAGTCATCAGATACCTTGTATGGTAAAGTATTCCTAAGTAGATTAGAATTATTGAAATCAAATGACTGATCAAGTGTTAGATTCTCTTCTAAAGTATTGGATCTATAAGAATTTCCAATAAAATATGGAAATTGGGGTGTTAATATTCCAGATGATGATGTAAGTGTTGCAAAATATGCATAAACTCCATTTGGAAATTCTGGAGTTTTTCCAAATCTACCATTATTTTCATCTAAATCTCCAACATTTGTATATTGATAATCTTCAACAAAGAAACCACTCAAAAATCCAGTGGGTCTATCAATAACATTTGATATATTTAATTCATAACCAGAAATTAAAAGTTTTGGATTGGAATTAGTATCGTTTGCATCAGAATATCCATATGCACCATATATTGGATTTCCATCATATGCCCATCCAATTATATTAGAAGCAGATCCGGTATCATTAAATGAATCTCTCAATTCTTTAAAGTATCCACAAACTGAATATTGTAATTTATTTTCAGTTTCTATTAATAGTTCGTTTCCAAATCTTAAATTATTATTAACTGTTAAAGATCTAACATTAACATTAAAAGATGCATTAGAACCTGATGAATTTACTTTAATTATTGATGTACTAGAATATCCAATTCCAGCATTAACAACTTTAACATCAGTTATTTTTCCATTAATAATAATAGGTCTCAATTCTGCTCCAGATCCTGCTCCTGTTGGATCAATTACATCTAAATCTGGTGTTGAATAATATTCCGATCCGCCATATTGAATGTTTACAGAATTTACAGTACCATTTATAAAGATTGGATTCAGTTGTGCTTCTTTGCCATTTTTAATACTTATTGATGGTTTTCTTTCAAAATTTAAAATAGATGATCCATAACCAGTTCCAGTTTCATATAAGTATGCATCAATAATAGCACCTCTAACTTTAGGAGTTGCTATGAGTGTTTGATATTGTTGTGTCGTCGTACCAAAACCTACAGAAGTATACTGTATAGAGACCGAAATATCTGGATAATTAAAGTACTGATATCCAGATCCAGTAGAAGAAAATATAATATGATTTTTTCTATTATAATTTGAAGTATTTGTTCCACCAACTCCAGCATCACACAACCTAAAAGAATTCTCATCGTTCTTTAAAATATAATATTGCGATAATGTAGAAATTCCTATTGAAGATGTCTGATAATTATAAGTTACCAACTCGCCGCTACTGAATCCATGATTTTCAAAATTAATTGTATGATTAATTGTAGATATTCCTGTTTGATTTACAATTAATTTCCTATTAGTATATCCATTTCCACCATTAATAACTTTAATTTGTGATATTGTATTTTTATTTGAAGTAGTTACAAATTTGTGAATTCCTGAAGTATTATTTGAATTAAATCTTACTGTATTAATTCCGGCCGAATAATCTGAAATGGACTGGTACAATCTAACAGTACTATTATTATCAATTTTTACATAATATGTTCCGTTATTAACTAAAGTTGAACTTGCAAACCCAACACCAATTGCAGAATTTCCATTGGAATTATAAGTTACAGATTCACTATTAACTAAATTGTGATTAGTTAAAAATGTGAGTTGTTGTGTGGTTGTACTAATTCCGCCAGAATTTGCAGTTGTTCTTCCATCAAACAATATTTCACGTACTCTTTTTTTGATAATTGGTTCCAGAACAGCACCAGAACCATTGCCACCACTTACACTAATTGATACGATAGAATCAATATCGTAATCTTGGGCATCTATATAAACACTTTTAATATTTCCACTAATTACAGGTTGGACTAAAGCAGTAGTTCCTGTCCCAGATGAAACTGATACTAATGGTGGATCAATAACGTCATAGTTTACTCCACCATTTAATACATTAATGGAATTTAATGGTCCATAATAAATCTTATCATTTGATTTGTAGTTGCCGATTTCTACACCATTAATTAACATTCCAGTTGAACCTGGAATTGTTACTTGTCCAGTTCCATTTGTATCATTTACATTTAATGGGAATTTTTTAAGTATCTTTTGAGGTGCAATTTCATTAGATTTTTGGGAATATAATGTAAATTTATGGGCACCACTTGAAGGCTCAAATGTTAAATAATTAGATCCTCCAACAAATGACTTGGAAAAATATAATCTAATTTTTTTCTTATCTACTGATTGAATCTGAACATAATAACTACCAGTCTCTAAACCAACCAAAGGATTTACTGCTGGTTGATAATAAATTCTATCACCATCAATAAAATTAACTGGATTTTCAAATGCTATGGATGAATAAGTACCGTCACCAACAGCATCTGTTAGTTCCCCAACTGTACCATTACTAATTGATGTAGTATTAATATTCTTTGTTATTTGATATGTGTATGGAATTGATTGATTGGGATTGATTTGATTATTAGAAGGTAATGAATTTGAAGCAACATATGCATAATTTTTATCTGTATATAAATTCAATGTATCCGATAAAATAACATTGTTTCCATATTCAATTGGAACTACTGAACTGCTTGCAGTATTAAGTTTTCTTCTTAGGTCATATTTTACTCCAGGTATTGCAGTAAAATTCAGATTATTTAAAACAATTCCATTTCCTGGAATAATATTAGAAATATATGCAATATTTGTAGTAGAAGATGCTATATTATTTGTGTCCCTTTCAACAATTTCAACTCTATCTCCAATTTTTAAACTTGACTTATCAATTGGACTAGTTAAAATAAAGTTATCAATATCTTCTATTTGATATCTTGAACTAGTATTGTAAATCCAAGAATTTGCAAATATTTGTTTATAATTTTTATTTTGTTCTGGATTTTGAATTACTTCTCCCAAATTTTTAACTGAAATAATATCTCCTTCACTTGCGTCTAAATTGTCCGATACTTGTACAAATTTAGATAACACTCCAGTAAATCTCAATTCAACTTTTTTAGTAATATCTCCATTTTCATACCCATAATAAATTTCATCAGATCTTATGTTATCTGTAGAATTAATTGTAGATGTAATACCAGTACAACCAAAAAATTGATTAACACTCTTACTTGTATAAGTGATAATATTATTGCCAGATATGATTGTTCCTTTTTCTGCAAATGAAATAGTAGAATCTACAGAAATTACAGAAGATCCGACAGAGACATTTTCTATACACTTTGTATTTGGCGTAATTGTAAAATTACCTTCAATTGCAGAAACATCATTATATCCAACAAATAATGAAATTTTAAAATATTGCCTACCATTTCTTGTAAATGATTCTACTTCAGAAATTGATGCACTTGTAATTTCATCATCAATGCCATTAATAGATTTTTTGATAGTTTGCCCAACTAATTTAGAAGGGTTTCCAGAGATTCTTTCTGCTATTGCAACTTCTCTTCTAATGAACTCTGCAGAAGATGGCTTAATTAAAAAATCTTCTAAGTTTACAACTCTAGGAGTTACTCCATAAAGAATATTGAATAAAATTCGAAATGATTCATCCGTTCCTTTTGCTTGATAGAAAGATCTGGCATTTTTTATAAAATTGCCAATATTTAAATCTGAAACAAAATCAGTATCCTCTAATCCTGGAGTTAATGTTATTTTTAACTTTTTATAAAATTCTTTCAAAAATAATGAACTTAGATTTTGTACCGAAGTATTTTGAGTGTGTGATGTCTTTGCAGACTCAGAAAATATTAATTCTTCAGAATTTAAATCTTGATGATAACTAGTAATTCCACTAAAACCACGAATACATCCAGTAAATGTATTTGTGGTTATTCCAGTATATGTAATAATTTCATCATCAATTTTTAAAAGTCCATATTTTTGAGGAAATCCTTTAGTACTTGTTACTGTAATGACTCCAACAGTAGAGGTAATATTGGTGCTGAGACCAACGTTACCTACAACAACTTCAGGAGTTAAGTTGTCAAGTTTTAAATATTGATCTAGATTTTCTACAATATCTACAGGACCGCCTTGATATTCCTGAGAAATATAATATTGTTTTAAAAATTCAACTGCATTAGGACTTTCATCCAGTATAAATTCTGGAAGTTGATTTTGAATTATTTGCTGTACTTTTACTCTAGATTCAAACCCAGTACCTATCATGTTACACTCTTATTAGTTTATCGTTTGGATAACTTGACGTGTAGAAATCTCTAGAGAATACTGTTCCAGATATCTCATCGCCAGAAGAAATTACGTCTCTTACCATATTTATTGAACTTTTTTCGATATTAAAAACTAAATATAAATCTTTTAATCCAATAACATCATTTGATTCTGGAAATGCCTGAATTTCGATAATATCATTTGATAAAGATGTTGAAGTAATATTAATTGTTCCTAATTTAATTTCTCCTTTTATATAATCTACAGTACCTGCAGATTTAATTGCAATTGGAGTTTTCATAATAGATGTGGTTCCAACACCAGAAATTGCCATATATGGTTTCACTATTGAAATTATTCCAGTTCCAGTTAGATTTCCATTTGAATCTTTGGAAGGAGTATCGGTTAGATATACTGTATCAGGTTCATCTGAAATTTTAAACCCGGTAGACCTTATATTGTATCCTTCAGGATTGATATGAAATTTATTACCAAAACACAATTCATACTGTGTGGGTTGTCGTGTTACCTTAAGATCTCTTCTTATTCTAACTTTAGTAATGTTTGATGTTATTGCATTGTCGGTATTATCAATGATTTGAAGAACCTTACTATACTTAAATCTCCCACCAAATTTATTAAAATCTAATGAATTTGAATATTTTTCTAAAGAATTTGATATTTTAGTTGTTAAAGAATTTACGGAAGACACCTGAGATGAATTGTAATAAATTGAAGAATCAATCTCAACATACAATATCTTAAGATCAATTATTTTTTGATTAATTCCTGAGATACTATATTGTTTTAATTTATTCTTAATCAATTCTTTATTAAAATCAGATACATATGTACCATT